ATCTGAAAAGCCTTTCAAAACTGGAAACGAGGAACCAAAGGAAAACGAAGCGCATTTTTACATTAACGAAATGGGCGGCGTAATGGTGAAAGATTGCGATTTGATTGAGATAAAATAAATAGCATTTTTTGCTTGACAAATTTGCATAATAATAATAATCATAAGGACAATGGAAAAGGCGCGTTCCTTAAAAATATAGGGGGCGCGTTTTTTTTCGATTTGGTACGTTTTTTCTCTTGACTTCTAATAATAATCATAATAAACATACAGACAATGAAGGAACGGGCAAGACGCCAAACACGAAAGGAAAGAAAATGAAGAAGCAATACAAAATCCAAGACAACAGAATTTTAGTACACGCCGACTACCACGAAGACCACAACAAAGACGACAACGCATATTGCAACCGAATTACAAAAAGCGGCGTTATGCAATTTATCAAAGACGAAACCGAGCGACTTTACGGACGCGGAAAAAATATCGTTTACTCAATAGCGACAAGCAAGGGCCACACGCTAGATATTACAAAAAAGCAATTTATCGAAATGCTAGACCAAATGAATCGATGCGGGAAAGATTGCGATTGCGATTACTTGCGACCATATTACGACGACAACGACGAAGGCGTTTATATTTATGTACGCATGGACGAAAGCAAAATGAAAAAAACACGAATCGAAATTTCTTGCTAATTTTTTGCTTGACATATCATAATAATCATAATAAACATATTGACAGTGAACGAACGAACGAAACACACGAAAGGAAATAAAATGAAAATTTACAAAGGAATCCACGGACGAAACGCAATCAAAGAATTAAATTTAACATCATTGGACTTTGACGTAGAAACAAAATTACGCTTTGACGGGCCGACAGAATACCGCAAGGGTAGCGATTACGTTTTGACAGTAACGGCAACATTGAAACCAGAATTGAAGGAAAAACTTGGCCAAGAATTTCAGCATATCAATACGCACCTTGATAAATATTGGTACACGGAATCAAACTATAGGAGTTATAAAGTTGATTTGAAGGGTTGCAGAAAGAAAGAAACAATCGAAGCGAAGAAAGCAGAAAGAAAAGCGCAAATTGAAGACAGGTTAATCGACCGCGTGGAATACAAAACAATAATCGACCTACTCTATAGAATCCAACGTAAAATCGACCGAATCAACGACGAATATCAAGAACACATGACAAGCGCAGTTGCAACCGTTGACGTTAGCGACGAAGTAATTGAAGCAAAAAAGGAAATGATTGAAACGCTAAAAGCGCAAATCGAAAAACTGCGAAACGAAGTACAGGAAAGAAAACTTTCAAACCTATCGAAGAAATTGCCCGAAATTTATGGCGCGTATGAATTTACTCAGCAAGCAAAAGACGAAATCGCAAGACGAATCGAAGCGAAAGAATATTACACAACGCGGCGGCGTTTTCTTTAGGGGTTCAAAGTGAAAGTAGGTAGCAAATGCCCGCATTGCGGGCGCACCATAACAATCGAAGCGGGAAAGGTAGCGACTGAAATTAGGCGAAGGAAATGCCAAAAATGCGGTTCACGTTGGCAGATAAAAGCGGAACCGAAGAAGGCAACAAACCAATACACAATACACGTTTTAACTTTTAGGGAGATCACAAAATGAAACTTGACAATTTGAAAGTAACGAAAATTTACAAGACAAAAACGAAAGAAGAAATCAAAGCGAAATGCGAATGTAATGGGAAAACGTTTTTTTACCCGTATGAAATCCCAAACTACCTATGGGGCGAAAACGATTTAATCGAAGCGCACATAAAAGCGAAAATGAAAGACAAGCGAATCGGCTATAGCGTTCTTGATAAGAGTGATTACAAAGGGCCAGTGAATTTCAAAGAAGCGAAATTTATAAAGCGATTTTACGGCAAAGATTGGCGCGATAGATTCGTTATGGACACGCCGCAAGCGGCTTGGAATGAATACGTCAAAGAGGAAAAAGAAGCGTTGGAAAGCGAATTGGAAACGCTTGATTATGACATTGAATACGCGGAAGAAAACATAAAAAGAGAAAAAGAGCAAATCGCAAAATTCAAAAAGCAACAACGCGAATACAAAGCCAGAATGTTGAAACTTAAACTTGTTAGGAATAGGAAATAAAATGAACAAAAAAGAAATCGACGCAATCCCACATTTTAGATTGATTGAAGAAACATTAACGGACGGTTCGAAGGCTTACAACATAGAAGTATTGGACGATATGGGCCGTTGTGTCGTTCAATCTTGCGACAACGAGAAAAAAACGATGTTTATTTGGGAGTGTATCAAAAAATTCCAGTGGGATTATTGACAACGAATAATAATCATATTAATAAACAAACAAACATATTTTGAAAGGGGAAAAAATGACGAATCAAACAAGAGGGGCCGAATTAAAAAAACTTCTAACCGCTAAGAAAATACGCCAACACGAATTGGCGGCGGCGACGGGGCTTGCGTCTTCGCAGGTTTCAAGACTTGTCGGCGGATATGAATGTTTTGGGCCAAGCACACGAACAAAGTTAGAAGAAGGATTAAAAAAACTTGGTTGCAAAGTGAAGGAAATAAAACCAATCATTGCAGATTAAAAAAAAGGAGATCACAGCATGGCGGCTACAAAAAAAACAGTGAAGAAAAAAACAGTGAGGAAAAAAACAGTGAAGAAACCAAGGGGGGCGGACGAAGTACCGAACGGCAAAATAAAAATTACCGAAGAAGGTAAAAAACAAATCGCGAACGTTGTAAAAAATCTTGAAACAAAAAAACCAAAACGCAAACGCAGAAAAAAAACAACGCGAAGAAAAGCGCAACCGATTTCAACGCAACAACAACTATTAAAACTTTTTGCTTCCAATAGCTCATTGGCTTGGGGGCGATATTCAAAGGCAGCAAAGAAAGCCTTAACAACGGGAACGCCGGAAGAATTGGCCACGGCGAAAGACATGCAAGGCCAAGCGAAAGCATGGGAAGAAGCGGCGAAATTATACAAGGAAACGTTTCGTTTGTAGAAAAAATCCCAGTGTTTTCAACTAGGAACCCCTATTTTTTAGGGGTTTCTTTTTTTTTGCATTTTTTACTTGACTCATAATAATAATAATAATATAACTATTCTCAGTGAAGGGAACGAACAAACGAAAGGAAAGAAAATGAAATACGATTACGAAATCAAAGTTGGAAGAATATTAAAAGACGGAACGAAAATTTGGGTAATTGTGTGGCATCTTCCCAACGGCAAAACGGAAAAAGATTTCGGCGGCGACGACAAAGCATTTTTAAGCGAAGCACACGCAGAAGCGGTTATCCCTTTTTACACAAACGCTGGCAAAAGAATTTAATTTTTTACACGAAAGGAAAAAAACAATGCCATACACGAAAGAAGAAAGAAACGAAATCAGCAAGAAACTTTACGGAATGGATTTAGAAGAAGCGAAAGAAATGGAAGCAAGCATTTTGAAAAGAAACACCGATGATATTTACCCCGACTTTGCACCCGATAGAATCGGCGCAGCGTTTTCGATCTTGTCGGACGTTCAACACATTAACGAATATTCGAACGCGAACGAATCAATAACAAAACAAATTCGCGAACGAATCAATTGGGCGAAGCGTTTAATGTCAACTTTGAAACATTCGCACCCATGCAGCAAAGAACACTTGTTAGAGGAACGCGCAAAATTGATGGAACGCGTAAACGATATTGACACACTTTTGAAAAACATTAGCAAATAATTTTTAACACGGGGGCGCGAAGCCCCCAACGAAAGGAAACGAAAAATGTATCAAGGAATCACACTAGAACAATTGGCGCAAGATTTGAAAACCGTATCAGCAAACAAAAAAGATTTTGTCGCACCCGTTGGACAAATCAATTTTACACCCGACAACACAATTAAGCTTGGGCCGACAAAAGAATTTGAATTGAATGATTGGGCAAACCGACAAGTTGCACAATGGGCGGGAATCCCATACGCGTATTATCGGCGATTGGCGGAAGAAAATTCCGAATTAAAAGCCCGTTGCGCTAATCACGCGGTTGCACAATCGCAAGTTTTGAACAAGCAAGAAAGGCGTTTGGTTCGAACCGTTGGCGATACGACTAGGGGTTTTCTATCCAATCGTTATCGTATGCTTGACAACGACGCATTGGTTGAAAATGTTTTTTCATACTTGCACGAAGCGGGATTGGAAATCAATTCTTGCAACTTGGACGACCGACACATGACATTGAAATTAACAAGCCCGCGTTTTGAGGGCGAAGTAAAAAAGGGCCAAGTCATTCGGTACGGAATCGCGTTGCGAAATAGCGACGTTGGTTCAAGTACATTAACGATTGATCCTTTTGTTCAAGTCTTGTCGTGTACGAACGGTTGTTATTTTACTGATATGCTTGACGCGGTTTCAATGCGGCGCGTTCACTTGGGCGGACAAATTGCGGCCAAAGAATTGTCGGAAATTATCAGCCCCGCAAGTCGCGAGCAAGCCGACCAAGCATTTTGGAGTGAAACACGCGATGTTGTGGCGGCGATTTGTGGAAACGATGTTTTTGGTAGCGTATTAGGAAAAATGCGGGATTCGGTGGACGTTCAAATTACTGGCAAGAATTTGGAAACCGTTGTCGAAAAGACCGCGAAGACAGTGGGATTAAATATCTCAGAAGAGGGGCGAGGTTCGATTTTGACGCATTTAGCGCAGGGGGGCGATATGTCACAATGGGGCATTTCAAACGCTTTCACACGCTATTCTCAGGACGTTGACGGCTACGAAAACGCAACCGACTTGGAAAAAGCGGGCGGAAAAATCATTAATTTGACTTCAAACCAATGGCGGGCTATAAACGACTAATATAACAAACCTTTCGTGGGGGGGCCGTTTTTTTAAGCGGTTCCCTTTTTTTGTGCTTTTTTTTGTTGACAAACCATAATAATAATAATAAACATAAAGACAGTTGAGGAACGAACACACGAAAGGAAAGAAAATGAAATATAAAAAAGTACAAGACGAAATGAGCGGCGACGAAAGAACAAGACGTTGGGAAAACGGAAAATTTATTATTTATAGGGTTGAACGTTGGGATACAAGTTTATTCAACGGACGTTCAAAAGTTTACGATTCGCTTTATGAAGTCTTTGAAAAAATTGGCGACCCAAAGCCATTAGCAAGATATTCGACTTTAGCAGAAGCAAAAAAATATATTTAAAAAACTATGGGGCGAAAGCCCCCGACACACGAAAGGAAACGAAATGAAAGCCATGAGAGAAATCGAAAAAGCGAAAGCGTACACGTTCACGCCAAGACCAACGGAAAAGGAACAAGCTATTTACGCAGCAAAAAGAGCAATCGAAAAAAATTTAGACGGGCTTTTTAAAATTGAATATTACGAAGACAAACACGACGTTGGTTTTATTCTGACACGAAAACATACAGTAAGAACGCACAACGGTTATCATGTTAGAGCAGAATTAGAACGGGTTTTTGATTTAACAAAGCCTTTTGAAAACGAAATGAAAGAAGCGATTGCATGGTTCGCCGACATAACAAGAGAATGTTACTAAACACGAAAGGAAAAAAATTTGGAGGAAAATTTAGGCTAGTTATTCACAACCAAAACGAAAACCCCGAACCCGCTAGTTGCAAGGCTTGGCGGGTTTTTTCTTTCGCGTTTTCCACAAGTCAATAACTTTTTATCCCCAAGTTTATACACAAGAAACAAGCGTTTTTTGTGAAAAAAACTATTGCGGAAGTCATAATAATCAAATACGTTCAATTGCTATCAAAAATTTAACTTAGGAGATCACAGAATGGCGGAAAAAAATGTTATTGGTTTAACAATTCAAGACTTGAAACCAAGCGAAGCCCCAACGGATTACCCCCCGAACGGGCTTTATTTTGTGGAGGAAAGCGAATATCACGGCGGTTATGGTATATCGAAATCAAACCTTGATAAATTCAACATATCAGGCGCGGCGTACAAATACGCGGAGGAATACGGCAACGAACAAACTGCCCCCATGCTATTTGGTTCGGCGTACCATTGCGCGGTGTTGGAAATGGAACGCTTCAAAGAAGCATACACCGACGACAAAACAAAAGCGTTCGACAGGCGAACAACCAAAGGGAAAGAAGCGTTCGCGACATGGCAGAAAACACTAGCGGGCAAACAAATTTTACCGTTGGGTTCAACCAAGTTGATTGAAGACATGCAACGCGCATTGTACGAAAACGAAACCGCAAAACTTTTGTTAAGCGAAGGCGTTGCGGAAGTTGCTTGTTATTGGCGACATTCGGAACGTTTTAAAAATTGCTTGGGCCGTTGCAAAATAGACTATATACGCAGGGGTTTAGTCGATAAAGATAAATACATTTTGATCGACTTAAAAACAACGAAGGATTGCGGCGAAAAAGATTTCGTTAGAAGCGTTGAAAATTTTCGTTACGACGTACAGCAAGCCTATTACATTGACGGTTTTAAACAAGCGACCGGAAAAGAAGTCGAAGCGTTTATAATTATCGCGGAAGAAAAAACCGAGCCTTTCCATATCAACATATTTTCTTTCGACGAAGAATATTATAAATTGGGCCGATTGGCATACGAAGAAAATTTGGCGTATGCGGTTGAATGTTTTTCAAGCGGCGTTTTCCCAAAGCATAGCGAAGACATTAAAAATTTAACCCCGCCACGTTGGCGATTTAAAAAGTAATAGGAGATCACAAGATGGAAAAAAATTTACCTGCAAACTATGAAAAAAACGAACACGGTTATTTGCAGCAAACACAAAGAAAAGAAACCAGTTTGGTTACGGCAGAAGCCGACAAAGCCGTAGCAGAAATCAAAGCGGCGTATGTAATGGCAGCAAGTAAACCCCGCGACGAAGAAAGCGCATACCTTAAAATTATGAACGCATGTAAACGCAAGACATTAGCGGAATCGGCTTTATATGTGTACAGAAGGGGCGGGCAAAAAGTAACAGGGCCAAGCATTAGACTAGCCGAAACGGTTGCGCGGGCTTGGGGAAATTTGCGTTGCGGCGTTCAAGAAATTAACAGGGGCGCATTAGAAACAACAATGAGGGCGTATTGTACCGACTTGGAAACAAACTTTGCGGACGAAAAAACGTTTACTATTGAACACGTTCGCGACACAAGACAGGGCCGAAAAGAATTGGAAGACCAACGCGACATTTACGAGAATAATGCAAACTTCGCAGCAAGGCGAAAGCGGGCTTGTATTCTTGCGGTAATCCCTTCGGACATTGTGGAAGACGCTATCAAACAATGCGAACAAACATTGGCGGGCGACGGTAGCGAGCCGATCAAAGACAGAGTTAAAAAAATGCTTTTGGCTTTCAACGACAAATTTGGAGTTACAAAAGAGCAAATCATTGAACGACTCGGACACAACTTAGACAACACGAACCCCGCCGAATTGGTTGAGCTACAAAAAATTTATACTTCGATCAAAGATGGAATGGCCAAGCGCGAAGATTATTTCAATTTTGCAGCAAGTGAAACGGGCAAAGCGAAAGACTTGAACGAAGCGTTAAAGGCGAACAAAGTCGAAGAAAAACCCAGTGGAAAAAATGTTGATAACGTTGTGGATAAAGACGGCGACGAAGGGCGATTGGAAAACCCGTTCGAAGACGAACAAAATGGTTGAATATTTGAAACCGAAACGATACTTTAAATTTTCAAAACTTCTTCACAGCAACCGGATTTATCTTGGGCATTGACTTTGAAAAAACGAACGTAAAAAAATTTCGCTTTGATTAGCGAAAGCGGGGCCGTAGGGGGCGCATCTTTTCCGGTTGCTTAACCCCCTACCCCCGCACCTTAAACGTGGTGGCGGGCATGTATGTAACGATTGAAGATAAATTTTTAGGTTCGAACGCTTTAGCGATAATTCAACACATTTTAGATTGCGACTACCATCAAGCCTTGGGGCTTGTCGTTTCCCTTTGGTATTCTTCCCTAGAATCCAAGCGGGCATATTTCAGAGAAGACGAAATACAATTGGTAACAAGAGGGTTCAAGTATCAGCAAGAACAATTGATAACCGCATTGAGCCAATCAAGCCTTATTCGCCGACCGACTCCCGAAGACATGCAAGACATATCAGAAGAATTTTTAGAAAATGGCGACCGTAACAGTCAACTATTCTCTAAATCTGTGGATAACGTTATTTCTCTAAACAATGCTAATGGCTTGACGGTTTTTGTAATCCGTGGCGCAAAAAAGCGTTTGGACAGAGTAACGCAATGGTCAAAAAAGTGTCAGTTGGGCGGAAGGCGCAGCGCAAAAGTTAGACAGCAACAACGTAAACAGCAATCAACACCTACAGCCCCAACGGTTGACGGCGGGCAAGTAAATAGCAACTATCGGGCAACTAAAGGGCAAGTAGATAGAGATAGAGATAGAGATAGAGATAGAGATAGAGATAGAGATAGAGATATAAAACATATCCCTAACGGGATATTGTCGGCAAACGCCGACGTAAGCGCACCAATTCAAGCCGATCATTCCAATGAACCAAAACAAGACCAGATTAATGAACCCAAAGAAGACAAGAAAGAAGCGAAGACAATCCCAAAAAGCGATTGCGAAAAACTTGTGGACGTTTGGAACGAAACGGCGACGTTAATGCCAAAGGCGCGAAAAGAAATTTCAGAAACCAGATTGGCAAAAATTCGAGCGCGATTAAAACACAACCCCGACTTGGAATATTGGCGCGGCGTTTTCGAGCGAATGGAAAACAGCGACTTTTTAACGGGGCAAAAAACAAACTGGAAAGCAGATTTTACTTGGATTTTAAAAAACGACGAAAATCATAGCAAAGTTTTAGAGGGTATTTACGACAACAGGAAACCGAGAAACATTAACGCTTGGCAAAGCAAGGCAAGCACAAAGCGAAGCGACAACGAATTTAGTTTTCGCAAAGCAGGTTTAAGCGGAGATCACAAAAACAATGGCGGCGAAGAAAAAAAGCGAATGTAAAATTTGCGGGAAAGAAATCGAATTATTTTTTATTGGCGTTGACACCGACCCAGATTGGCTAAAGCAAAGCGAATTGTCTTGGCGTAAAGATTGGACGGGCCACGAAGAATGTAAAATCGAATTTCAAAAGCGCATCGAAAAAACATACGGCAAACGCGAAGGGGAAATTTCGAACGAAGAAATTTTACGCTTCGAACGACTTTCAAACATTCCGCGAAAAATTCTAATCGAAAACACTTTTCAAAATTTTAAAACTAGCCAAGAAAACGAAAGCGTTTTTTACACGGTCAAAAATTGGAGCGAAGACAGCGCAACCGGATTGCTTTTGCTTGGGCCGACCGGAACGGGTAAAACGCATTTGATTACAGCGTTAGGGCGTAGCTTGTTACGGCGCGGCGTTCGCGTTTTGTTTTGGAACGCAACGCGGTTGTTTGATTTTCTTCGCAGTTGTGAGGGGCGAGACTTAGAAAGCGCAATGCAGCAAGTCGAAAAAGCGAAGATTTTATTTTTGGACGACTTAGGCGCGGAAAAAATGACCGAGTTTAGCGAAAGCAAACTGGAAAGAATTTTTTCGTACAGGCTAGATAACCGATTGCCGTTGATTGCGACCACGAATTTAACCGAAGGCGATTTGGTGCAAACTTTTAGCGACCGTGTAATTAGTCGGCTAATTGCTCTTGTCACGGTTTTAGAATTAACGGGCAACGACAAGCGGGTAGCGGGCGCATAGCGCGAACGGAAACGGGCCTAGAATCAATTTTACGGGCCAAAGTAGGGGCAATATACCCCAAGACTACGAAAAATCGATTGTGGCTTAAATTTGCAATCCTGATAGAAAGGATAGAATTTTTAAAATGGCCAATAGAAAGAAAAAGGTAATTAAAAAAATCCCTAATCATTTCAAGACAGAGGGCCAAATCCAAAACGAAATCATTCGGGCATTATATGATAATGGATACCGACCAAAGCGAATGTATCTTGGGCCAGTGATTATGAAGGGCGGAGCGCAAAGAAAAAACCCGTTAAAGGGGTTCCCTGATTTGTTCGGTTGGTTCCTTGCGGGCCAAGGGCGCATGTGGGTAATCGAAGTCAAGAAAGACAACAAGGCAGCAAAGACAAGCGAAGACCAAGAAAAATGGATTGAATTACTTTCGGGGCTTGGCGTTTTTTGCCTTGTCGCAAGATCGGCGGATTTTGCTTTAGAGAAAATAATGGAACGCGACGAATTTTACAGACAGTGGGATTTAAACCACGGCGAAAACTTTTAGGAGATCACAGGAAATGAAAATCAAAAAATTGTTGGCGGAAAATGTGTTGAAAATTAAAGTTGTCGAAATTACACCCGATGAGAATAACAATCTAGTCGTTATCGGTGGAAAGAATGGCAACGGCAAAACTTCGGTTTTGCGTTCTATCGAAATGGCATTGGACGGCAAGAAATCGCAAGCCAAAAAAACCGTTCGCAATGGAGAAGACAACGCCCAAATTGTGTTGGACTTGGGCGACATAATAATTACCCGCCAAATATCTACAACGGGCGCGAGTAAGTTGATTGTAAAAAACGCAAAGGGGCTTACCTATCCAACACCGCAAAGCCTACTTTCCTCTTTGTTTAATCGGCTTACTTTCGACCCCCTTTCCTTTATGCGACAAGGAAACAAAGAACAGCTAAACACGTTGAAAGAATTAGTCGGGGTTTCTACCGACGAAATCGACGAACAACGCGCAAAGGTTTACGCCGATAGAACAGAAGTAAATTCGAGAATCAAAAACGGGAAAGCCTACATTGAAAGTTTACCGGAAATCGACGACGAAACGCCAAGCGAATATTTAGTTTACAACGACATTGACGAAAAATTGGCAAGCATTAACGGAATGGCGGAAGCTAAAGCAAAGGTAAAAGATTCGATAAATGAAAACTCCAGAATTGTATCAGACATTAAAGGCGAAATTGTAACAGAAGAAAAGAGAATTACAGACAACGAAAAACGAATCGAAGAATTGAAAATTCAAATTCAAAACTGCGAACAAAACATTCAAAATTCAAAACAAGAAATTTCACAATTAAACGCGTTGGCTAAAAAGTCGATGGAAGCGCAAGACGAATACGAACAAGCATACGCGCAAATGATAATACCCGACGCAACCGAATTGCTCGCCGAGAAAAAAAGGCGCGAGGAAATCAACAAAAAAGTTTTGGATAGGGAACGCTTTGAAAAGTACACGAAGGAATTGGAAGCGTTGAAACTTGAAGCGCAAAATTTAACCGATACCATTGCACAACTTGACAGAGAAAAAGCCGACAAGTTAGGCGCGGCCAAATGGCCAGTTGACGGGCTTGGATACGACGAAGACGGCGTGACATTTAACGGGGTTCCTTTTCCAGAATGTTCAAGCGCGGAGCAATTGCGCGTTTCTTGTGGCATGGGTTTAGCGGCGAATCCTGATTTGAATATCATGTTAATTCGCGACGGTTCATTACTTGACGACGACAGTTTGAAATTGGTTGGCGAAGTTGCAGAAAAATACAATTCGCAAGTTTGGATTGAGCGCGTAAGTGAAGGCGAAGAAGTAAACGTTTTGATTGAAGATGGTTCGGTAAAAACAGAGCAATACAACGGCCAAATTGTTGAGCCGAGAATTGATAGCAATGGGATAGAAACAATTCAATAGGAGAAAGAACGATGGAAGAAAAGAAAGAACAGCACAGAGTTAAATTAGCACATGCAACAATTGACGTTGATTTAACAGAGGAACAAGTCAGGAATTACCAAAACGAATTGGTAAAACTTCACAGCGCAATCGAAGAAGCCAAGGAAGAATTGGCGAGCATTAAGAAACAACACCAAACCGAAATCAATCGGCTTGAAAGTCAGCAATCAAGATTGTATCGGGCTTGTGTTTCTAAAAAGGAAACGCAAACCGTTCATGGTGCAATTCATGTAATGGATTTAAACACCAAAACAAAATGGATTGAGTACAACGGCAAAAAATACGAATTGCGCGACTTATCACCCGAAGAAATTTTACATTGCAAAAATCGACCATTGTTTGACGAAGAAGGAAAAGCGAATCAAGCCGTTTCGGAAAACAAAGCGGGCGTTGACCCGAACGTGGCGAACGTTGTCAGAGAAGAAACAAAAGTGAAAGAAAAAGTTGACCATGTTGCACACTAATTTAAAGGCGTTATAACTTTTTCGAAAATACTTGCTTTGTTAGAAATGGGGGCGGAGAAAATGACTTTTACATTAACATGGTTGACTTTGAAAGTTTTCGTTGCGGTTTCGATTATCATTGCCTTGCTAATATGTTTAATCAAACCGTTGAACGGAAAAAAAACAGTGGGCATTTACTTCGCTTTCATTTCTTTAGCCCCGTTCGTTGTGTTTACTTATATGATTGCATCACCATTATTTTTAATCGACGAAATGTTTGATGTTTGGGAAAAGTTGAAACGACGACAGGAATCAAAAGATTTATTCGGAGGAATTAGAAAATGAAGCGGGCGGCGATACTGGAAATTGATACATCATTGTTAAGCGGAATTTTGAAATTACCAAAGGGCGTCAAGGTTCAACACGTTGGCGTTGATTATTCGCGTTATAATTGGCCAATGCTTGAAATACACGTTTTAGACGAGCGCGGGTTGAATTTGCCCGTTGGTTGTGAAATCGAAGAAGGTGAACGGTTAAAGCGTTGTCTCATTAATTTGCGGCGAGATCACAACGGCGCGGAATATTTCGAGGGGTTTAGTCTCAATGAGTATTAAAGGCGACGTAAACAAAAAATGGGTTTCTAATTCGAAGTATCGAAGCAATTACGACAGGGCGTTTAAAAAGAAATCCAAAGCAATCGGTTTTTTCAAATGGTTGTTTTCTTGGTTTAGCGTTGAACGTTGGCGGAACGGTTTGAAGGTTACATTTACAAAACGATTTTAGGAGATCACATGAAAATGATTTATTGGCGGATAAAATTTACCATTGAAATTATTTTAGCAATGGCGGCGTTGGTTGCTTTCATAACCTTTTTGAAATTGACAGGGGGGCAACCATGACAAACGCAGAAAAAAAATTGGTGGAAGACTTGGCGCACGAATTGACGAAATTTTACAATCTATATTGGGGCGGGTTTTCCGACATTGATTCAACGGAAATTATGCAACGGGTTTATTCAGTGTTGGACGTTCCAAGCAATATGCGAATTGGAACCAAAAGAAATTGGATTGAACGCGTTTCGAGGGCGTACATAAACGACAAAAAATTATCGGCGGAAGCCGTTACAAATATGCGAAATAGACAACGACGAAAGGGGGCTTGTGTTAATGGTACAAGAGACACGAACCCCGTTTTCATTTCGCAAAGCAAAATATTTTGAGATTGCAAAGGAATCAATAAGTTATGACAAATGAAATCAGCCCCACGGTAAACGATGCAAAACAAGCAAGCGAAAATGATGGAAATGCAGCGCAAGCGCATACACCCGAACCGGAAAAAATAAGCGGCCAAGAATTTTTAGACGACTATCGGGAACGGCGCGACAAGCAATTAGAAGAAGAAAGAAAGGCAGCATTGCGCGAGCGAGTTAAACGCGAGGAAGAAGAAAAAATTATCGACAAAGAGTGTGCGATAATTCGCAAATATGAATTGGATAGATTGGACGCGCTAATGTTGAAATACTTGATTGAATTTCCAAGCGCGACATTGAAGGAATTAGCGAAATTAACGGGGCTTCATTTGTCAACTTGTGGGCGTAGGATTTCAAGAGATACATTTCAAGACGCATTGGCAGAACAGCAAGGAACCACAATCAAAATGATTGAGAAAGCGCAAAGGGTTTCCGCGTTGCGAATGATTAGACTAGCGAACGCCGACAACGACCAAACCGCATTGGAAGCGGGAAAGTTATTGCTTAAACCTATGCTTGGTGAGAATCTAAATGTAAACATGAATCAGCGAATGATATTTTCGACGCAGATTGGCGAAGGCGGACGCATTAACACCGAAACCACAATGAAGGAATTGGAAGACGAACACCGCAAGAAACTAGCGGAAGCGGAAAGGGGCGAAGATGCAACAAATGGCGAGCGACCCACAAGTGATTTGGGCAATGAAGAAAATGGGGAAAGCGATAAAAGCGGGGTTGATAAAAGTTGAGGGGCCGACAAAGTACCGACTCACAGAGAAGGGCCAGAAATTTCTAATCGGCGTTCACGACTTTTGGTTTGAAGAAGCGAAATTGGAATACGACATAAAAGACAAGGAAGAATATTCGCGGCGTTTCATGAGCCAATTTAACAACCCTATAACGGCTTGCGCGTTGCTTTACGATACACAACGAATCGAATCAGAACAGGAAAAGAAACATTGATAATTGCAAAATGTAAATATCGCCATTGGTTGCCAAGGCTAATTGGATACGCGGGAATAACGCTAGGGCGCACAATCTATTTCGCGGGCGAAGAAGGAACGATAAGCAGCAAACTATACAAACACGAATTGCAACACGTTCGAGATATAAGGGCCGATGGATTGATAAAATTCTATTGGCTTTATTTATTTTGGTTCGCGAGATTGCTTTGTAAGCTACGCAATTGGGGTAAGGCATACCGAGCTATACCCTACGAAAAGAGGGCGCAGAAGGCAGAACAGCGCACCATGCAACCGGAAGACTTAGAAGCCTTGGGCCTGTATGGTTACAGACACGGGCTTAAATTAGTTTTAAGACATACACCAAAAAAGAAAGGAAAAAAGAAATGAATGACGAAATGAAAATTAAGCCGGAAGCAAAAGAGAAATTCGAATTTGTAAAACGGTATCGGGAACGTTGCGAAAAAATAGAAGGGTTCGCAAAAAAATTTACAGAGAGAAGAAAAGAAGAAAAAGACGTTGCAAAACTTGAAACGCTTTCTTTGGAAATAATTAGCGAATTGGGCGCGGTTGACCCATGCAAGGAATAAGGGGGCTAAATGTTGGCGGACGAATTAGCAAATGAATTGTTTGGGAAGATTGGACACGAACGCTTAACCGAGTTTAAGAAATATCACGCGGACAACCCGCACGTTTATTCGGAGTTTAAAAAATTGGCGTACCGAATGAAATCAACGGGGCGAAAAAGATATTCGGCGAGCGCGATTATAAACGTTTTGCGTTGGCATAAAGATTTAGAAACCACGGGCGACACGTTCAAGTTGAACAACAACTATACGGCGTTGTATTCGCGGCTTTTGGTTTATCATCATTACGACGATTTTAAAGACTTCTTTTCTATGAGAGAGAAACATGATTGAGCGAAGCCTAGCAGAATTAATAGGAACGAACGCGGCGGCGGTTTTGGTTACTGTCATTATTTTGGTTGCGCTATTCAAGCGGGAATTAAGACGGTTCGACGAAGCCATTAAAGCAATATCAGCTTTAAAGGATAGGGTTTTGATAATCGAAAACAAATTACCCGACATTGCAGCGTTGCGGGCTTCTATCATTTCAGAGAAAGAAGGGAAAGCGATTTGGAAGCGCGTTGACGAAATCAAAGACACAATGAAGGAAATGATTTCCAAGATTGAAGTAATGGGCGAAAGATTAATTCGATTAGAAAACCGTTACGATATGATTGAATGGCACGAAGAAGACAAACGAAAGGGGAACCAATGAGCGCAGCAACAAAGCAACATTTGGATTTAATCGACCGATTGCGTATGCGGGTTTCACAACTTGAACGGCGTAATTACGAATTAAAGCAAGAATTGGAAGCGGAAAAACAAAAAAAGAAATGCCAATGCAACCCCAAAGATAAAACGTTGTGGGATTTGTTCGGCGACGAAAAGGAGAAACCAGAATGACAAGCGCATATATAGTTATGGCGTTGCTTGCGTTAATTGCTTTGTTCACTTGGCTTTCGATTCGCGCATACAATCGCGACAAGTGGGAACGCGAAGACACGAAGCAAAAGCAAGAACAAACCGAGCAACGAAACAAGCGACAAGACGAACGAACGAAACGACTTTCGAAGTGGTTCGAATTTAGGAAATGGCGGCGCGAGAATGGCGGGCTATTCGGTTGGAGAAAAAACAAACATTGGAAACGGGCGAGCGAATTAGAAGACGGTAAAGAAAATTGACCGACTTACACGGGTTTCGTTTTTGTTGTAGGATTGCCCAACATTTTGAATAGGAGAAAATAAAATGTTGGAAGAAAAAAATTTTTACGACTTGTTAGAAGACTTCGAATGTGCAGCCCAAATGGTAATGAAAACGAACCCCGAAACCAACGGCGAATTAGTTAAGGAATTGGCAGAAATAGCAATGTTGAAAGCGGAAAAATTTGGAAACTACGCAAAACAGTATTGGAGTAAAAGGGAAAATGAAGAATGATTATTGTAAACATGCAAGGCTTGGAGTAAACGCGCAAGACGGGCGCATTTACCTTTTCGAGCCAAACCGGAACGACGTTACCAAGTCAAAGCAACGGCGACATATCACGAACGAATTTGTTTGGACGTTTTGCCAATTCTTAGAGATCAAAGACAAACCGTTTAAAGTGATAACGGACGACGAAGTTATTACGATTGAATACAACAAAAGGAAACTGACAGAGGAAGAAAAGGGGGCTATGCTTTCACACATGCAATTTCCAAACGTTCAAAGGAAATTACAGGGGGCGACGGCGGGGAAATGACCGAGATCGGCGAAAGGAAAACCGACCACGGCCAAATCAACAAGGGTTTATGCAATTCCACTACACAAATTAATTTTATCATATAGGGCGGACGAAATGAGACACGCAGGAAAATATTTAGAGCAATTCAGAGTTACAGAGGGGCGCGGGGCCAGTAAGTCAGCAAGCGGAATCGAGGGCCGTTACCTTATAAAGATTGATAAACATTCGACCATTGAATTATGGATAGTTGCCAAAGAACATTGGACGGTTGCTCTTGTTCGAAGGAAAGACAGAAAGCCAAGCGATTTGGAAATGGAAACAATGAAATCGTTGGCGTTTGGCGGCGCAGCATGTAGGGAAATATTGCCGAGCGAACAAAGGGCCGTTGATTTTGCAAGTCGTTGGCTTGCATCGGGCGAAGTAGACGAAACACAACAACATTTTTTTACAATGTTTGATTAATGCAAATAGTATCAATGAACAATCGAATATCCTTTTCCATTCCCGCCAAGTTGTTTTGGCTTGGTGTTTGTTTCTTTTCTTTGGGGGCGGGCGTCTTGTCGGGGCTTGTCTTTATTGTCTGTTTTGAAGTTGGTTTGGTTTTATCGGCCAATGAACAGAACAAGGCAAGACTTGACGAATTAAATAAATTACAATTAAAGTCAGAGCAACAATTGACCGAATTACTTTCATATTACGGATTCAATAAATTGGCCAAAACTGGAAAGGCAAACAACCATGTTAGAGACAATAATTAGTTATGATAACGCATCAAATTTTGTTTTCGATTCAAACCTAATCGAAATCGACACCGATCACGCGCAATTGCTTTTGGTTGGCAATGCGGGCAATACGTTCGACGAAGATTTCGCCGACGATACCGACTTTGTATATGACAACGCGAAAGCCGAATTTGTTGGGGGCGTTGCGCGTTCAAAAATGTTGACAATGGCGAACGAACAATTATTAGTTTCGCCAGTAACGACGGCGGACGCAAGCCGATCAATCGCAGACGGAACCGCAACGGCGCAAAACGGCGCAACGATTACAGAATACAACAGCAAAAATTATCTTGATATTTCGGGCGGCGTTGTTGGGCGTTGCTTTCAATACAATCCATCAAATTGTGATTTCGGAAGCGTTGGAACGATTTCGTTTAAAGTAGTACCACAATACACAGGCGCACCCGCTAGTAATCAATATTTCTTTACCGTTTCGGGCGACGCAAACGCGCATAGGCTTTCATTGTGGCACCAATCAGACGGGAATATATGGCTAGTAATAAAAAGGGGCGACGGCGGAACAAGATCACAACCAAACATGGGGGCGTTTAGTCCGGTAGCAGGAACGGAATACGATATAGAAATTGTTTTTGGTTTAGATGGAACCGGAACGAAACTTTATGTTGACGGGATAGAAATAGGAACGTCAGCATCGGCGGAAAATAGGGTTTCGCCAATGACAGAGTTTTCTATAGGTAATATTGTCGGACAAGCAGATTTTCTAATAAGAGACTTCCAAGTTTTTACAGACAAACAACACACGGCAAATTTTGACGGCGATTTACCGCGAACAATTAACCTTTATGAAGAATCAATGATGCAATTACCCGCTATGAATTATAGCGGAATCGGCGAAATTCTTAGCTATGAATCTTTAACTTGTACCGAAGTAGGAACCCCGCGTTATATTTTTAACGGCGAATATTGGAACGGCGCAGCATGGGCAGCAAGCGACGACAGTTACGCACAAGCCAACACATTAGTCGATATTAACGCGCATCTTGGAAGCAAGACGCCAAGCGACAACAACACAATTAAAGTTGTTTTTCCAAGCGGCTTAATTCTTTCTAGCGTTGACGATTTGAGTTTGGAATATACCGACGAAGGATACAGCAAAGCCAATCCAACAATCGAAACGGGTTCAACGGTTGACGCCGACGAATTGCAAAACTTTCTCGCAACAACCGTTGTTGTTGGAAGCGATAGCGTTACATTTTATTTAGTCGTTAATGGCGTTGCGACTTGGTTTAATGGCGCGGCGTGGGTTGCTTCTGACAAGTCGTTAGCACAATCAAACACGGCGGCGGATATTTTGGCGAACATGGCAAGCCTTGACATTACGGCGGGCGCGACGTTGACAGTGGGCGCAATACTTCACAGCGACGACGGTTCAACAACGCCGGAATTGTATTCGCACACATTGGGCTATAGCTATTGGTTGCAAGACCCGACCGAACCAAACGAAGCCTATTTACATGGGCATTTCAAAGACATTTTAGGCGACAACGAAGACAACCCCGTAACACTGATAATTGAAAACAAGGAACCGATTCAACACGGCGGTTATATTATTAGACCGACAAAAGTTGAAATCGAAAGCGATAGCGAGGGGCGTTTTGAATTTCCATTAGTCGAAACCGAAACAATAAGTAAAAAATATTTGTTCAAATTCAAATATACAAACATCGACGGCGTGGAAAAAACCGCAACGTTAGGAGAAGCGACAATACCAAATCAACCCATTGTGAATTTATCCGACTTGACTTTTAGTTAGGGGAATTGAAAGCCCCCTTTGTATGGCGGTACATCGGGGGCTAGGAGATCACAGCGCAGATTAAAAAAATCGGCGAATGTGAAAACCAAATAATAGAACAAGTTGAACATAGTTTGCTAGTTGAAAAAGTAGGAAATATGCAAACACAAAAACCCGCCGAAATTCTAATCAAGACGCCAACACCGCATGGCACATTACAGAACATAATTTTTAACGCTTTCTTAACCGCAGGATTGACAAGTTTGTGGGTTGCTTGTGGAACCAAATTTGGCAAAACGCTTGCGGGTTCCAGCGCGATTGCGGCGAAAGCCCCCATTGCCCCCGATTCGATCTTTCGTTGGGTTGCGCCATATCAAAGACAAGCCGACATAGGCGCAAGAATTGTGCGCAAGATTTTACCCCCCGAACCGTTCACGACATTTGACAAGCAACAAAAGATTTTGAAGATACCGCAGCAAGATTGCCAAATAGAATTTTGGAACGGCAACGACCCCGAAGCGTTGGAAGGCGAAGGCGTGAACGGCGGTTATGTTTTGGACGAAGCAAGCAAATTGAAACGCCAAGTTTTCGATTCAGCCAGAACGACAACGACATTAACCCGCGCACCTTTTGTCATTATCTCAACACCGCGAGGAAAGAATTGGTTTTGGCGCGGTTGCATGGACGCGTTGGAAGAAATGGAACGGGCGAGACATGAGGGCCGACCCCCACGACACATTTTCATTACAGCCCCCACAAGCGCGAATCCATTCGTTCCAAGGGAATCAATCGCGGAAGCAAAGTTGGTTTTGCCCGACAGATTGTTTAGGCAATATTACCTTGCGGAATTTCTGGACGACGGGGCCGTATTTCGCTTTCTAGCGGACGCAATGGGCGGGGTTAATACTGAGTATCAAAATAATCAAAAGTCGATTGTAAGCGAACATAGAAGCCGAGACATATACATAGGCGCGGATTGGGCGAAACAACACGACTCGACCGTATTTTACGCAATCAACGACAGGGGCGAAAATATCGGCTATGAGCGATTTAATAAAATACCCTATACCGAACAAGTCGGAAGGCTAATAGCGTTTTGTGACGACGTACAGGGCGGTTCAACGGCGGACGAATGTAACTGCTACGTCTTGCACGACCAAACGGGCGTTGGCGAAGCAATTGAAGATATTATCGACGCGGTTGATTGCCACGGCCATAGTATCGACGGGATTCGGTGGAATAACTACAACAAAGAGCAAATTGTAAACGAGTTTATTTTGTCTCTTGAGGAACGTTGCTTAAAACTTCTTCCGTGGCTGACTTTGAAGAATGAAGGCGAAGCGTTCGAATTGAATACAACGCTATCAGGAAAGGCGACGTTTAGCGCACCGATTGGCGAACATGACGACGCAGTTATGGCGGCGATTTGTGCAAATCATTTGTATCGAGAAAACAGGGGCGATAATTACAGCGTTGCAGTTGTTGACCAAATAAAAAACCAAGTGAACAAGATTCAATTTTCGACGGGATTGGATGATTTCTTTTAAAGGGGAAAAAATGCTTTACGACGTAAGGAACCAACGCGGAATTAAGCTAGGCAAATTTGATTTACCGGACGCAACCAAAGAGGGTTCGGTTATCATGATTGCAGGGGAAAGATTTAAAGTTGTTGCGTTTGTTAAAGAAGACAAGCGTTTGTATATCAAACCGTTTACTAAAGAACGTCAACCCGTGAGGGGTTGGCATCAAACGGAAATCGTAAAAAAAGGAGATCGGACACATGGCTATTAAACTAGCAGCAAAAACGGAAGCGGGCCAATTGCTTAAATTGGTAATGTCAACAGACAGCGCGATAGATTGGGAAAAGACTTACCCAAACTTCGAAGAAGAATTGGCGGAAGAAGCCCCCGACGAATACGACGACGAAGAAGCGGAAACGTTGACGTTGACCGAGCGCAAAATTGAACACTACAAGAAAAGCCACGACGCAACAAAATTGGTTTTCAAAGAAGCGGGCGAAGGCGAAGAAATCGACGAACCAACGTTTTTCGTTTTCAAACACCCAAGCAGGGCGGAAGTCGCAAGAACACTCAGGGCCATGTATTCGAAAATGTTCGGCGGAAAGAAGGGCGGCGGCGATATGTACACCGAAACTTTCCACCTAACATATTTGGGAACGCAAGAGGGAATACACGGGGCCATTGAAGACGCGCCGCGAGTAGGGGGCAAGATCACAAACAAATACTTTCAAATGCTTGAAGACGCCAATGTAATTGAAGAAATTGGAACGGCATACATGAAAGTATTAAACAAAAAGACCGAAGACGCCGACAAGCGAAAAAAGTAAAGGCTTTTGTCGAATGGAATTTTTGCGACTTTGGCGCATTGAAGAAGAAGGGGCGGCGTTTTGAATGTACGACGATTGACAAAGACACGGGAAAAGAAATCGAGCTTTGCAAGCCAGAAGTACAGAAACGCCGACGTTGCCACGAAGACCGTTGGAATTTTGGGCCAGAAGACGGGGCCACGTTCCCGATTTACTTGGGCCAAGGTTCCAGTGGTTTTGGTTTTTGTCCTGCAAAGTTATTCCGCGACGACGTTCCGTTTGTTATGCTATTAAAAGATTTAATAGTTAAATGGAAATGCGGCGGGTTGAATGTTGACGACATGCAATTAGAGGAATACGAAATTTTGTACGATTTAATTATCATGTGGGAACAAGAACAACGGGCGCAAGACTTTAAAGTATTAGGTTCAATGTTGGGCGGCAAAAGCGAAGGTAAAGGCCAAAACAATTCAAGAGTACAAAGGTAAATCATGGCTACAAAATTAACCGCTAGAATTTCAGTGGACGGCAAAGACAAAGCAAGCAAGGGTTTCGATAGCGCAACCAAAGCGGCGAAGCGTTTCGACAAACAAGCGAGCGTTACAAAAGCAAGTTGGGCGCAAACGTTTACCGCGTTATCTACTGGCTATCTTGCAATGAAAGCGGCGTTCGGTGATTTGACGCGGGCGTTAATGGCACCTTTGAAACTTGCAGCCATGAATGAAACAAGTAGCTTTCGATTAAAAGCGGCGTTGGAAGGTTTGGGCGAAACAACGAAAGGCGTTTTCGAAGACTTGACAAATTACGCGGGCCAATTAGAAATCGCAAGCGGATTCGCGGGCGAAGCGGTTGAACAAACTATAGTGTTGGGCAAAGCCTATGGAATGACAGGCGACCAAGTTAAAAGTTTTACAAGAGCGAGCGCGGCGTTGGCAAACTTGACGGGTAAAGACTTGGCGACCACAACGGAGATGTTGAAAATGTCATTAATGGGCCAAGCCCGAACACTAAAGACAATCATTCCCGCAGTTGGAAACTTGACGGCGGAAGAATTGCGACAAGGCAAAGCCATTGCAGCCGTCAATAAACATTTAGATCATTTTGTTACGGCGACCGCATACACAATGCAGGGCGCATTAACTCGCATGACAACGCTATGGGAAAACTACCAGAAAGCGGCGGGGCGGGCTTTCTTCCAAGGAATGAAACTAGAAAAATCTTTACCGCGACTTTTAAACGCGTTCCAACGTTTCCTTGATGTTTTGATGGACGGTAACGGGGGCTTGGAAGAATTTGGCGAAACGGTTGCAAACAAAATTGTTGGGGGTATGGAAGCATTAGCCGACGCGGCGGAAAAGACGGCGCGTTATTGGGCGGCTTGGTCTAGCGCAGCAACGGCAGTTGATTGGCAAGCGTGGGGCGTTATTGTTTCGACCGCGATTATTTCAGTTTACACCGCGTTAAATTCGGGCGCGTTGGTTACGGGCGCGACTCAGTTTATTGGGTTCCTTACAAACTTTTCAATGATCGTTCCGAAAATTGTCGTTGGCGTTAAGGCAATGGGCGCAGCATTAGCGGCGGCGGCAATTCCGGCGGCATTGATAGCGGCCAAGATTGCGTTGATTGTGGGCGCAGTTGCGGCGGCGTATCTAGCTTTTCAGAATTGGGAAAAGATAGTTAAAGTTATGCGGGGCGGTTTAATTAAATTTGGCGCGTGGACAATGAAAGCTATGGTTGCAATGCAAGAATTTGCGGCCAAAGGTTTCGACCTAATCGGTATGCAAGAACAAGCCGACAAAATGGCAGAAAAAGCGGCGAAGACTCAAGAGAATGTTGTTAAGTGGACGAAAGAAGGAAACGACCTTTTAAAAGAAGGTAAACAAATGGCGTTCGATTGGGGCTTGATTGGCGACGCGTTCAACAGTGTTGGAAATGCGGTTGATAGATTCAATAGCAAATTGAGAGACACGGGAACCGCAGCAAGGAACGCGAAGGGCGACGTTTTAGGAATGGCAAACGCGCAAACAAAAGCGGGCGAATTTAGCGGGCCAATTAAGGGCGTGCAAACGGGGGGCGAAGACGGCGCAGCAAAAAAGAAATTCGGAGTTAAAGAATGGGAAGACATGCAAAACGAAGTAAACAAATCGTTGGAAGGTGTCGCGCCACAACCAAAAGTTGACGCACCCGAAATCGCAAAATACATGACCGACCTTAAAAAAATTCAAGAAATGCGAAAAGGCTTTGATGAAAAGGTAAAGGAATTTGACACAAACGAAATTGAAAGCGCAAGGCGCGTTTCGGATGCAAAGAAATTTATTAACAAGCGTTTCGGTTATGCGGTTGGCGAAGCTAGAAAACAAATTACAAAAGACTTAATCGCAAACATGGAAAAAGAAGCGACCGCGAACGCAATGGTTGAACAAGGGAAAGTTGATAAAGCAAAAGCGGCGGCGGCGTTAGTAGTTGGTTGGTGGAAGTGGGCTTTTCAAAACGGCTTAGTAAGTCAGCAAGAATATGAAATCGCAAAGAACAAAACAGAAGCCGACTTTTTAGAGAAGGGAACGCGGGCATTAGGCGAAGTTATTAAGCAACGTAATGATATGTACACGGCGGACGTTGAAGACATAATCAAAACGGCGGAAGACGCAAGCCAAGAAATAAACGAAATTTATGCGAGAGACTTGGAAGCGTTGAAGAAAAGAACGAAGGAAGAAAATTTAACATACCAAGCGCAAATGGCGGCGCGGGTTGAATTGGCGGAAGTTGCAGCAAAGCAGGAGCAAAACGCATGGCAAGCGGCGGCGAATGAAATGCAAAACTTTTCGCCGACAGCAAAGACCGACAAAATTTTAAGAACAACGCGAACCGCATTTGACGCAATGGAAAACGGCGTTAATAGTTTGCTTAAATCAATTGGCAGCATGGGCGACGTTTACATGAGAGCCATAATGGATATTATGGTTTTTTTGAACCGTTCACCGGAAGAAATGCGGGCCATGATTTTAGGATTGATTGAAGGCGTGGCGGATTTATTTAACAACATTGCCGACAATATCCCGTTAATTTTTAGAACAATTATTGATAACATTCCGCGTTTTATTGACATAATTTTAACCGACCTTATTGCAAACGTACCAATCTTGATTATGAATTTTTTTAGTGAAGTAATCATGGGAATTGCGGGCTTGGTTGATACGCTTTTTAGCCTAGACTTTTGGCGAAAGATATTTACGCGATTCATTAACGCGTTGGTTGAAGCGGGCGCAAACCTTTGGAATATCCTGTTACACGGCAAGCCATTAACGCCATTGGTTTCGGACGAATTGGCGCAAGCCGAAACCGCAGCAAGAAAAGCGGCGGACTTTGGCGACGCGGAGGGCGGCGACCAAGAATTTAAAATCAAGGAAATGGAAATCAAAGGCGTTCGTAAAGCGCAAGATACAGTTTTGGAGCAAGGCAAGAAAGCAACCGAAGAAGGAATGACCGACGCAATACGAATGTTGTCGGAATGGTGGAGCCACGTTGCGACGCAGTTAAACAAATTTTGGGAACCGTTCGAACGCTTTGCGGCGTGGGTTGAAGGCGTTTGGAAAAATCTTTGGAATAACATTAAGAACATTGTAAAGGTTCCATCGGTTGAAACGTTCGGCAAGCTATTCGAGGATTTATGGAAAGATATTATTTGGAATCCAATAATGAATCTTTGGAACGACAGAGGAAATATTGGCGACGTTTTAAATGAATTTTTTGAAAGCGTTTTCGGTATTGGTTTAACTGGCTGGTACGAAAAGATACAAGCGGGCGGCGACAAAATGAAAGAAGGGTTTAGAAAAATGGGAACCCTAATTTCGAATTGGTGGAAACGTTTTACAAAGATCGACATAAACGCGGGCAAAGCAGCAATGAACCCCGACACAATTAAAAACGCATTGAACCAAGGCAGCGCAAACCTTGACAACGTATTTAGTGACCAAGGCAATTTCAATGCAAGGCTTGGCGACTTTGACGACCTTTCAAGCGACGTTTTCGACGACGGCGGAAAGGTAACGGAAGCGTTCGACAAAGTGGGCGAAATGTTTTCATTATCAACCGACAACATGACAATGGGCCTTGATAATTCTTTCTTGCTTGGCGGCGAAAAACTTTCAATGGCTTCATTCGATTTACAAAATGTTTTTACAAACGCATGGACAAGTTTTACAGGCGCAATAACAAAACTTGGCGAAGTCTTTGGCGGATTCGATAAAATGCAAGCGGCGTTTGACGGCTTTCTATCAATGTTCGCTTTGATTGATTGGGGCGGACTTGGAAAACAAATTGTTGATGGAATAAAAAGAAGTTTGGTTGATTTGTACGAAACGCTAAAAAGTTTGGGCGGGAAAATCTTTACAGGCTTGTGGGAATCACTAAGCAAGAATTGGGAAAAATTTACAAAAAACTTTTCGACAATGGGCCGTAAAATATTCTTTGGACTATGGAACGCATTAAGCGGAAGTTGGGCGAAGTTTACAAAGAATTTTACAACAATGGGTAAAAAAATAATGTATGGGTTTTGGAACGGCATTGTTTCCTTTTGGGATAAATTGAAAGACATTTTCACAACATTAGGCGAAAAAGTTTTGGACGGTTTGGGAGTATCGACAGGCGGCGACGGTGGAACGACGGGGCAAATTGCGAGCGCGTTGGGAATGAGCGAGGGGGGTTGGGTTGGAAATTCAGCAAAGAACAAAGCAAACGGCGACACCGAATTACGTTGGCTAAATCCAAACGAGTATGTTTTACCTGTCAGCATGACAAGCAACGGCGATTTAATGGCAATCGTCGAAGCGTTCGCCAAGGGCGGAATGGTTGGCGTTGCAAGTTTAGCCAGTGGAACGGGCGGCGCATCGGGCGCAATTCCATCGGCAACCAACACAACCAACACAACCAACAACACGACAACGGGCGGAACGAATACCGTAAACCTAAACTTCAATGTTGCGGCGGGCGCAGTATTTGACAAAGCGGCGGTTAGGAAAGCAATGCCCGCGATTATCGAGCAATTAAAAGGGCGTTCACGAAACGGCGAACGAATTATTTTTTCAAGCGGGGTTTATTAAAAAATGGCAGTTAATAACTATGTAATTTTTGACGGCGTAAACGAATACGCGAAAAATCCAAATGAAGTTTTTGATTTTAAAAATGATAATTCGTTTTCCATTTCGTTGTGGGCTAAAACTTCGATTGCATCGTTTCAAGGTGTTGTTGATTTTCGTCAATACGATAGCGGTTCCAGTTACGGGCGCGGAGTTAAAATTGACTTGAGCGCAAACGGCGGCGGAAATTATTTGTGTCGTGCCTACGTTCAATCCCTGCAATACGAAGGCAACGGACAAGAACGAATCCAATGCGACACGGGAGTTAATGACGCGGGTTGGATTCACATAGCTTTAGTTGTAAACGCGGGCTTGATTTCGGCAATGTATTTTAATGGCGTGAACGTTGGCGGCGGCGTTCCATCGGAAGCATTAACACCGAACATTGAAGAAACTTTATTAGGTCAATCGGCTTGGGTTCCCGCAAGCTATTTCAATGGCAACGTTTCTGAAGTCGCGGTTTGGGATAGGGTTTTAAGCGGCGCGGAAGTTACAGAAATTTACAACGCAGGAACCCCGCTAGACTTGGGCGGCGTTACCTATTACGACGACCTACAACATTGGTGGCGTTGCGGAATACTTGACGCGCACCCATATTTGAGCGACTACAAAGGCAACCGATCACTACAAATGTATAACATGGAAGCGGGCGACATTATCGGCGGCGTTGGCGACCAATCGAATTTCGTTGCGGGCGCATGGGCCGAATCGGCTTGGACAATTTACGCATACACGGCCAGAACAATAGGGGCCGGAATCCATGTAATGAATTACCACAAACTTTTATCAACGCTTCGGTTGCCATACATGCAAACCAATCAAGCGTTGGGCCGTTTGTTTCTTCCCTTTGGTATGCGGTTCCCAATTTACAACACAACACAAGCGCGGTTTTTGTGGCAGATAGCAAGCGACGGGCAAGCCTTAAATAACTTCACAGCGGAAAGCGAAAAGAGTACAGACAAAGGCGTTTTAAATTTAAAGTCGGACATTATCGAAAAGTATTGGCAAAGCGACGACACGGTTGAAACTTGGTTTCAATTTGACGCGGGCGAAAACAATACAATTTCAATCGACACGGCGGCGTTGCTAGATCACAATTTATCATCAAGCGCGTATGTTACAATTCAAGCCTATGGGGGCGGAAGTGACAGCGCACCCGCAGACGACGAAGAATGGTCAATCGTTCCAATTTACGGCACTATGGAAATGCCCAACGACCCGTTAGAAACAAACTTGATTTGGGTTGCACCCGAATTGCCGTTGGTTTCATATCGACATTGGCGCGTTACAATTAGCGACCCCGTAAACGTTGACGGCTTTATAAAAATTGGGCGGTTCCTTGGCGGCGCGGCTTTAATCTTTGACCAAAAAGAAAACTTGATTGCTGATTTTAATTTGGATTGGGAAAACTACAAAGACGAAATCGAATTGGCGGGCTTCTACAACATAGCAAACAATAGGGCGTTGCGTAAAACGTTGACCGTAAACTTTAACAAACTTGACACAAAGGGAAATGAAAACTTTGCGCGTATGCGGCGCATGTTGAAATATGTTCGCGACACGTTAAAAGTTTTGGTAATACCCGACCCCGTGGAACCCTACAATTTCGCGGTATATGGAAAACTTGAAGACATGCCAAGCGAAAGTCATAGCTATGTTGACGAAGACGCGCAATACGCAAGCCTATCATTGAAGTTTAACGAAGGGCGTTAATCATGGCCGAATTTGTTTACGACAGAAGAAAAAACGCCTATCTACAGGCGACCGAATTAAGTAACGCGCAATTGCAAGAAACTTTTGATTATGGCGAAAACATGATTGAAGCGGTTGCCACAATTACAAAGACAGTTGACGAAGGTTTACCAAGCGAGGAAACTTTTGTGTTACGCATTGCCGACAGGCCGAAATACAGGGGCGATGTTTTTTATGAAGGGCGTTGCGAATTTCCAAAAATAACGCGAACTCTTGGGGAATTGCAAAGCCCCAATTTCAAGTTTTCGGAAGCGGAGCTAAAATTAAATAATGTTGACGGCTTTTTTAATGAGTACATGGCGGGCGGCGAAAATTATATTTCGTTTGTTGGCGCGAAAATGGATATTGATATTGGTTTACGCGACGTTGATTCTAGCTTTATCCGTGTGTACCGTGGAATATGCCCTAGCGGCGACGCAGTAGACAGGCAAATAAAAGAAGTCACAATACGCGCTAGAGATTCGGCGGAAGAATTAAACACAAAAATACCACTACCGACAATCAACACGACAGATTTTCCAAGCGCACCGGAGGAATCTATCGGGCAAACAATCCCTATGGTGTTGGGCGATTTCAACGAAGGGTTTAATTACGACACGCTACAAGACGGCAATACAAGCGTTCCCGATGGACTTGGTGGAACGCGACCAGCGAAAACGAGAAACGTCGCGAATTTTTACGGGGGTTGCAAAGGTATAAATGTAGGGGGCGGCGTTTTTGTTTTTTCCATCGGCGGCGGACACAATGCAAACTATATACCGCAAACAATCAACGACGTAATTTTAAGGCGCGGAAACGAAGCGGTTCAAGTTACTTTTAATTCAAGCGCAGCAAGCGCGGCGGGATATTGGGCCGTGGAAGTTACAAGCATTGTACCGGACGACGCAGGGGGGCCGATACCTTACGAATACAGGGCGGGCGATACCGTAGCAATATCAACCCAAATAAATTACGAGACAACAAAATTTTACAACATTATCGAACAAGCGAAACATATCCTTTACACTTGCGGGCGCATGTCAGAAAGCGACTTGGACATTGCAGCATGGAACGCATTAGCGGCGAACAATAGCCCCGCGTCTTCTGATTTTACTAGCATACGTTCGCGTATATCAATCGACGAAAAAATGAAGACGCCATTAAACGCGGCGGCGCAATTGCTTGAACAGGTTCGTTGTGAATTGTTTTTTAACATCGAAGGAAAGTTGACGGTTTCCAGTTTGAACCCGACGACTTTCCCCGACCCAACGACAACCGAGCATATTAGGCAATACGAAACAAGCGAAGACAGTTTACGCATACGATACGACGACCGATTGTTTTTCAATATTGCGAATTGCAATTACGCATACGTTCCAGTAACAGGCAAAACGTTTTTACAAACCGACCCATTGAAAAATCAAAATTCAATTGACAAGACAGGTTTAGAAGTTGCGAAATCCGTGGACTTGCCCGCATTGTATCGCGAAGCCGACGCGTTGTTACAGCTAGAAGAATTGATACGCTTCTATTCAAACGGAATTGAAATTATTGAAGTCGATTGCGCATGGACGCGTTTAAATGTTGAGCTAGGGGAATTTATTTCGTTGTCGTATGATGTTGGGGGCGTAAAGTTTGACACCGCGCCAATGCAGGTTCGCGAAATCGAATACGACTTAAACAGTGGGGCCGTTAGCTTACAAATGCTTTCGTTGGCAAATTTCAAGACGCCAAATTATACCCCGCCACAAGAGCCAAGAACGTTATCAGGATACGACACATTAATAGAGGAATATTAAACAATGGCACAAATCAACGCATCGAGATTATATTATGGTTCACAAGTCGCGGAAGACTTGGGCGGCGGCGAAGTGGGTTTAAATATGTTTACAAGCGAAGCAGGAATTTCAGCCCCGCAATACCATACTTTGTATTTATGGATTACAGGATTGATAAACCCCGCGACTTCTTTCGCGTTCAACATTGCGCCATATACGGGAGTTTATGCGGGCGACGGCGGCGGCGTAGGGGCCGACTATTTAAAATGCTTATCACATGGCGATTTGGGTTATGGCTTGCAAGTCGATATGAAATGGAATGACTCAGCATTTAACCCCGTGAACGTTTACACGGTACAAACCGGAGTAATGGACGCATACGAAACGCGCCAAGTCATTAAGGGCGATGCAATGGTTTATTTTGACGGGCAAGAAAAAGACGCGATAGCCCCCGCCAATGGAACGATTGCAACGCAACCAAATTCAAACTATGGCGACGCGGCGCATTTACGTTATCGTTGGGCGGTTCCACCAAACGAATTGGTTGGCGGAAATTGTCAAGTTGATTTTGTCTTTTCATTTAATTATACGACATAAAGGGGTTTAACTATGTTATACGCAAGCGGTTCATACAGGGGGCCAAATTTTACCGACTCACTAGGTAGCGGCGTTTTTGGTTTAAATTACGGCGTTGTTGCGGCGGGCAACGCGAACCCCGATTGGCTTGGAATAAATATTTTCCACACATTCATTAACGCAATCACAAACGTTGCTTTTTATATTAGCTCATATCAAGGCAGTTACGCGGGCGATTATTCAGCAAGCGGCGATTACACAAAAGTTTTGCAACATGGCGCGGCGGGTTTCGGTTTGCAAATTGCGGGGGCCGATCTTTCGCCTATCTCTGTTTTTTCTGGGCAAGGCGACGGTTTCGAAACAAGAATTATTTTACCTTCCAATATGATGATTTATGACATTGGGGGCGGAACGCAGGAACCAAGCGCACCCGTTGACGGTAGCATAGGGGCGGACAACGACACGACGTTGGGCGACAATGCTTTAGTTTTGACACGCTACATTTTACCGGACACGGAAACGCAGGGCGGACGACGCCAAATTGATTTGGTTTACAGTTACAACTATACAACTTAGGAGATCACATAATGAGACTTAATAGAACATTGGAAGCAATGAACGCTTGGGATAAAGCAAGCATACCAACGAACCGATATTTTTTGCAGTTGCAAGGATACCACGGCGCGACGTTGGAAGTGGGGCCGACCATACCGACAGGATTAAACGGGCTTAAAGGTTTCTTTGATGCAATGAAAGAAAAAGGCGCGACGTTGATTGTAAAAGCGAAAGACGTTAGCGGCGGAATCAAAGCGGAAGTTTTCACGGCACCCGTTGAAGAAATCGAAAGCGTTATGTTCAAAGCAATGGCGAACGGTTCGAACCCAATGGGCGAAACGGTTGGTTTTGTTTTTACTTTGGTTGATGGAAAAGTAATTAACATTTTTAGAAATGGCCACATTATAGAAGAAGGGGTTTAATCATGGCTCAGACAACAACAGAATTAGGGCGTATCAAAGTTTTGAACCCCGACAAAGGTTACGACACCGAAGACGGCGGCGACGCGTTACACGCAGTTTTGACCGCATTGTATAAGACTTTTTCAGACAATTGCGGATTGCGCTACACGGGCGAAGTTGTTTTGGCAGATACCGCGACCGTTCAAATCGAACATAATTTCGGAATGTCACTAGCACAAATGAAAGTCTTGTTTTTCGATGCAAGTCTTGAAGCCAAAAAAATATCGGTTTGGAATACGCAATTCACAATTACCGAGATCGACGGCGACACAATCGAAATTGAAAACGTTTCGGGTTCAAGCCAAACCTTTTACATGGTGATACTTCCATACAAGCCAAATATTTTGTGGGATGATTACGACAAAAGCGCGGCGTATGTTGAAAGCGTTTCGGCGGCGATAGATATTAGCGGGGCCGCATCTAATTACGTTGAAAATGTAAAATATACAGGTTCGGCGGCGGGCGTTTGTACAATTCCATCGGCGGCGGGAATGAAGGGGCGCGAAATAACTTTTTTGAACCAAGCGAGTGTTAATGAACAGCTTACTATAACCGTTTCGGGCGGAAGCGATTTAGCGGCAGTTGACCAAGGAGGAACGCTTATAGTTGAAAGCGACGGAACAAATTGGCTAATTAAAACTAATGCCGTTGCGCCTAGCGGGTTGGTTCCGGTTGACAATGTTCGCAGTTATGTTCTTGGTATTGATACCCCCGCCAACGCTTGCCCGCCAGTTGGCATCGACGCAATAACGCCAACGTCAGCATTTTGTAAGGGCGAAAAAGTTACCTTATTCGATGATATGGGAACCCCTAGAGTTTTCCCAAGAACGGAAGCGGGGCAAGACGAACCCGTTTTTATTCAGGGCGACCCTACAGCAAGTAATTATGTTGACATTGCAGACACAGCGACTTCGGGTTGTACATATTTAGGGGGTTGCCAAGTCGGAGAATTTTTAATCGCAGCATATAAATCAGAAGACACGCAGGAATCTTTTGTAAAAACTTTTGGACGCGAACCGAACAACGTGGAACCAAGCCTATTAGATACAGAAATATTTGCGACTATGTGGGCGGTTCCGACGTATGCACCATATAACTTAGGTGTATTTTTTCACGAAGCCGACGAAGACGAAACATATAATTATTTTATTCTAGGCTTTCAAAGAAACGACGGGGCAACGAATACGCTTTTACAATACGGTAGAATCAACAAAGCTACAGGCGCGACAGATATTCAAACGATAAGCACAGACATAGGTTATCAGTTTGACGATAGCGGATGGGGAAGTTACACCGGAAACAAACGCGGTATTTTATTATGGGATGATGTCGCAAACGAAGGGCGTTTTATATGGTGCGACGGATTTTATACATACTTCGATGAAATTACAAAAACAGGAACGACTTGGGGTTCAATTGTTTTGTCTTACAATTCGACTGGCGATTACTATGCAAGCGGCGACGGCGCAAGCGGGTTTGAATTGTTCGACGGTTGTTTGCTTGGGCTAGATGGTAATGGTAACAGAATAATTTGCTTGTTTGGTTTAGAATATTCGGGCATTGCTGGCCATTTAGCGTTATTTTCTCCCAATAATTATAATTCTGTAATTGATTACATAGATATGAATTACGGGGCCATGATGTCGGCGGGGGCGATAGAGCCGTTTTATAAAGATGCAGGGGAAACAACAGACGTAAATCATCCGTTTATGATTGCGGCGATAGAAGGCGCAGACTTTTCTGGTTTGATTTTCAATGTTCAAAATTCAACTATTGAACACGCGGGCGGAACCGCAAACTTTACGTCTTATAACCAAAACAGAATTGGGTTAAAAGGGCCGACTACAGGCGGAACAAGTAAATTTATGCTAAAGCGGATAAACAATCACGAAATGGCTTGGAGTTTTAGATCGACATTTAACGGGGGTTCAAACCAATTTCTTTCTAACGTTGTTGTGCGTAATGGTTTATATGGACTAAAATTGAAAACGCCTATTTTTGGAAGGCGTATGTTTTTCGACGGCGGATATGGTTCATTAATGGGCGTTTCAAATAATTCAATTGTCGGGATTAATATTGATAAGTCGGCTTCTTCAAAATTTTATTATGGCGCAGTATTGAACGCAATGAACAAAGGCGACGCATACATAGGGCGATTAATGAACGACGCAGTTTGGGGCGACACGGTACAAGTAAAATTAAGGGGGCAAGACTTTACGGACGGCGGAGCGTTTCACCAAATTGGAGCATGTTATCATGACGAAATAAATATGAACCATAGAGCAATGGAATTATCTAGCGAATCAATTAACCGACTTGTAACGGCGAACGCCGCGCCAAACGGACACGGCGGCGTAATTTGTTTAGAGGACAAAAGACTAAGGCAAGTCGAATCGGTTCCGGTTCACAGAGGGCCAAGGGTTGATTATTATTTGACCGTTGGAGGGGTCGACGATATGACGGGCTTAATGTGGGCAAGCGACGGAACGGACGCAATGTGGTACACGGTAGTTGGGGGCGTTTGTACGCTAGTTGTCGATTTTGCGAGGGTTTCAAGCGGTTCGCACACAAGAGAATTACTTGTAGGTATGCCAGTACCGGACGAACGTTTTGCACCAAAAAATATTGGGGGCCGTTACTACAATATTAAAAATTCGACTTCAAACCGTGGGCAAACGACTTATGGTTGTGGTGCAACAATTTATGTGCATGGAACCAATACACCAACAACCCCCGCAAACACATACGATATTATCGGTTGGCTTTATCGTTCGGAAGCGACTGGTTTTTGGTATTTAAAAATAGATAACAATACGGAAGCGACAGCCAAGAATGTTACAGCGACTTTTGTTTACCCATGCCTGATTTATTAGCAACAAAAAGCCCCCTAGAATTGATTTCGGGGGGCCGACCAATGCCATTGCATACCAGAAAAAAACGGCTCTTGTAGGGCCGTTTTGACGTTCTGAGAAGATATTTAGAATGGTGTTGAAATCATTAGATTATTCGGGGCATACCTGCAAAACGGCGCGAAGTTGGTTCCCTGAGTATTGGATTGACCCGCCAACGTCAACTTTTCGACCCGCAGGAATCGCACATTCGGCGTGTGTACAAACTTCGGACGGTTTGAACCCCATAACACTAACCAGAAATCGAAGCACATAGAACATACTAGAGACTTGTGAGGGCGTGGCGTCTTGCCAGTATTGACCGCGACGGAAGGCAACCCGTTCGGGTTCGATTATCCGACCCGACCACGTTATAAAATGGTTGTCTTTTTCTTGGAGCAATCCCCAATTACAAATCGCAATCCCAACGTGCGAACGGTTCGGGCTTTGACCGTTCCAAACGGCTTTACCCGCATGATAAACGCGACGGTTCAATGGGGCCAGTTGTAGAATGGTTCCATTTTCTTCGATCAAAAAATGATAACCAAGCCCCGAAGATTTTAGCGCGTCAATTATTCGGCTTGATTTTGTATCGGCGGCGTAGTGAACGGTTGCGCCGGAAAGACGACCAATTAACGGTTGTGTATCTACTTCGAAACATTCAAGCGTATTCGGTAATCTTTCCATTGCAACCAAGCCCCCCTTGACTCTATTTAGTTTTAAAAAAATCTTTGACAAATTGATATAAGGAAATTCCAACGACCAAGGCGCGTTCGATAATTTCTTCGATCTTGTCTTGGGGAATGTCAAATTCTTTGATTACAAATTGCTTGATTTCCTCTTGTTCGGACTTGTCTAAGTCTTTCCATTCTGAGGGAATGGCGGACAATCCATCAAAAGCGGGGCCAGCGTCAGCAAAAACGCCGATCAAAAAGCGAATATCCGCGAGCGTTACTTGTCCATCTTCTAAAGCCTTTCCGGTTGCATTGGCAAGCCCCAAGACGAACCCCAAAAATTCTTTCGTTTCCTTAATCCCTAGTTTCTTTTCCATTGTAAAACCCCTTTTGCAAAAGTTTGGTTCCCAAGCATTGTCAAAAAATGCTTGTATTGTGATAAGATTATACATAATACTTGAAACTATTCGAAGCAGTTGAACATAAAACCGCACCTAACGACTTATCACCAACGAAAATTCGGGGTTGAAATGCGACTTTTTTCTAAAAAGAACGATAAAAATATTGCGCCAATTATTGAAACCAAAGACGAGGAAGACGACGGCGGTTTTATAATGAACGTTGGCGACAATTTTGTGGAAACAATCAAGGGTTTTGATTGGCAGCATTTCAGCGCATTGGGCGGGGGCGACGCGTACCAAGGCGAATATGATTTTCATTTAACATCGGCAATCATAAAAAAACTTTATCGTTCCGAACCGTGGCTAGGCTTGGCGGTTAATGCGATTGCTCGACAATTTTTTAAATCAAAGTTTGAATTGGTTCGGGCCGTGGACGACGAAGGCAACGCGGACGTTGTAAAAAACCACGGGATTTTAACTTTTCTTCACAACGCAGGGAAAGAAAATCGCGGCTTCTTTTATTCCAATTTGATTTTGGATTTATTTTTAACTGGCAACGCATACTTTCATATTGACATGAAAGAAAACGATAAAAAGAGACTTCCAAGCGAGGGCGTAAAGCCGAACGTTAGCAAAAACGAAATCGTTGGATACAAACTTGGAACGGGAAACAAAGAAGTTACTTTGGCACCCGAAGAAGTTGTACAGATTGCAATGCCGAACCCGTTTTCTCAACACGTTGGATTAAGCCCCCTAGTTGCTTTGAATTTGCCCGTATTGATCGACAAGTATGGGCGCGAGTACATTGTCGGGTTTTTCCTCAGGGGCGGAAACACAAGCGGGATTATGGAAACCGACGCAAAGAACGCCGATCAATTAATGAGATTCGCACGTTCAATCATGCAAGCCTTTGGAAGTCGGCGCAATATGCATAGCGACAAGATTTTACCGAAGGGCGCAAAGTTTGTCGGCAACGCTTCGAAGTTTAGCGAAATCCAATTGGTTGAATTGCTCAAGTCGAATCAAACATTATTTAGGGCGGCGACGGGCGCAACCAATACCGTTTTGGGAATCGCGGAAAATGTAAACAGGGCGACCGCGTTCGCCGAGCTAGAACATTTTTGGCGAATGACAATTGAACCCCTGCAATTCATTGTGTCGGCTTGTATAAAGCAATCTGATTTGTGGCGTTACTATGGATTGACCGAGCGCGACGAAATTCGTTTCGACAATTCCGACGTTGAATTTTTGGACAATTTCGACAGATTGTTAGACCAAGACACAAAGTTAAAAGAAACTTGGACGGTAAACGAACGACGGGAACGACTCGGAAAAGACCCGATGGAAGGTTACGACAAACTATCAAGCGAGATCGGAACGCCACAATCTAGCCCGTTGTTTTTCTCAATGGACGAAACGAAAAGCATAGCGGGGCAAACCGAAGAAGACGACGGCAAAAGCGACCGACAAAAATTTTTTGAATGTTGCCAAAAAGAACACGCGCAAATGCTAAAGCCAACGGACAAAACAACCGAAGCGTTTCAAAGAGAATTTAAACGTTGGGAAATGATTGTTCGGGATAATCCAAAAGACCGACAAAAAGCCGAAAAGAAAATCAAAAAAGAAGCGAAAGAATTTATCGAGGAAATCACAAAAAGCTATATGCCAACGCTAATGAAAAATTACGAAAGAAAAATCAATCAAGTTTTAAATTCCAAATCCGTTCGAGGGAAAGTCAAAGCTGAGGAATTAGAACAAGACCGCAGGGCGCGACTTGAACAATTGAAGGAACGGGCGCAACGCGTAATTTACGACGGCGTTTTTGATAACGGCGAAAAATCTTTTCTCGGTTATTTAGAAAGCGAAATGACACGCGCATATAAAACAATCGACGAAGGATTCAAAGAGGGCGAAAACTTGGACGATATAGCCAAGCGGATTCGTGATAAATTCGGAGACTTCTACAACGGCCAAGCTAAAACAATTGTACGCACAGAATTTGCCAACGCGGTTTCTACAGGGAACCAACAATTTTCAAAAGACTTGGCAACCGTTACAACCAAAATGCGAAAAACTTGGATTGCAGCAAACGACGGCGACACACGGCCAGAACATGCAGCGTTGCATCTTGTTAGTGTTGAAGGGCCAGCCGACGAAGTGCCAAACAAATATTTTCAAATCGGCGGCGAAGATTATTTACGTTATCCATTGGACGAAAGCGGCGCGGCGGGCGACGTTATAAACTGCCGTTGCGAATTAATACACGAAGTAATTGAATGGAAGGAATGAAAGAATGATTTTCAAATCAACGCAAGAAAAAAAGAAATTGCCCGCTATGGTTCATAAACTTTTTAGCGAGCGCATGGGGAACGTTTTAGCCTTGTCCGGTGAATGTACATTGGTACAAAAAGAAGCGGGCAAAGACAAAGACGGCGAAGACAAAAAAATCGAAATCATGGGCGTTGCAAATGCAGCAAGCCCCGACCGCGTGGACGAATTGATAAACCCAAAGGGTTGGCAACTTGAAAACTATTTGGCCAATCCTGTTATTCTTCGAAACCACGACCACGGTTTAATTGTTGGACGCGCTACCGAAGTTGACCCAAAAGACGACGGGCTTTATTATTCCGCGATTATCGGCGAACCCGAAAAGGCGCGAGAATTAACGCCAATGCAAAGAGAAACGCGAAGTCTTTTAGCGCAAGACATTTTGAAAACATCAAGCGTTGGTTTCCTTCCGTTCGTTATGGAATACGACGAAGAAAACGACGTATTAACCTATATGAAAAACGAATTGCTTGAAATCAGTTTGGTAGCGGTTCCAATGCAACCCCAATCCATCTTAACTTCGGTCAAAAACATGGCCGAGTTTGGCTCATATCGGCATTTACCAATTATCAGAGGAGTTAATGAAATGAAGAAACCAAAGACAAAGACCGAAGAAACAACACCGAACGCAGAAGAAAAAGCGGAAGGCGAAGAAGCAATGGCGGAAATCATGGCGCGTTTTGACAGCATAGACGAAAAGCTAGGCAAGATTTACGACATGATTGAGAGCATGGGCGAAGAAGGAACCGACGACGGCGAAGGCGACGAAGGAAACGACGGCGCAGCAACCGAAGAAAGTTTACGCGAAGAAATCGCGAAGCTAAAAGAAGAAAAAGAAGCGGCGGAAAAAGCCGTTAATGAAACGAACGATAAAGTTGAAAAACTTATGACTTCACTTAGAGAGAAAGGATTAATCAAGTAGACTTTGCGCCAAGCTAAAAGGCGTTTTATCTATTACTTTCCATTTATATAGGAGTTTAAAAAATGGGAAACAAGACAGCAATCGACGAAGCTATCGACCAAGTTAGCGGCGCAAACAACGACGGCGACGCAACAAACAAAGGCGCACCCGCAATCGTTCACGGGCTTGCTAAACACATTCAAAGCGTTCCAAGTCTTTATGGACGAACACACGTTAAGGAAATTCTTGGCGTTGGCGAGGAACCCAAAGACGGCAAAAGCGGAAATCATGTTTTTGTGTCCGAAAACTTTGCAAGTAAATCAATGCGAACAAAGCACATTTCGGAAGAATTGAAAGCGGCAATGTTGCAACTCAAAAAAGAATTGCACAACGCACAATTGCAGCAACAAATTCTTGCACACAAAAGCAAAATGCCAATGGCGGTTCACGAAACACCTTATTTTAAGGCAATTGTTGAGCCAAAATTGAAGGCGTTTAACCTAACCGATTTCAGCGATTGGGTTCCTACACTCAACACGCGTTTTTTCTTTGAAGAATTGGAAATCGAACCCGCATTGGAAAAGTTTTTCGAAACCGTTCCTATGGCTTCTTCTACCGAAAAAATCCCAATGGCAATCAATCGACTTAAGGGCCGACTTGAATCTGATTCGGCAACGTTCGGAAGCCAAGCAAACGCGCAAGCAAACGTTACCTATACGGCGCAAGATTGTGTTTGCCATACCGACATTACCGAAGACTTAATGGCCGATCTTGTGCCACAAGAGGGCGGTTTTGATCGACTCAGAAAAGAAGTTATGTTGGGCGTTCAACGTTCAAAAGAAGACGCCATGATAAACGGCGACGACACAATTACAACGGCGGTTCAGGGCGACGGCCACATGGATAGCGACATTGCGGGCGGCGCGGCTACACTTTTCAACAAAGCCTTTAAAGGTTTCAGAAAAGTTGCATTAGCGGCGGGTAACACTTACGACAACGCGGGCGGCGTAGCAATCGCAACGGCATTGTTCACGGGCTTGCTTTTGAAAATGGGCAAGGCAGCAAAAGATAAGGGCGACCTTCTTTTTATCCTTTCACCAATCGTTGACACAATGATTGCAACGGGCAAGGTTCCAGAAATTCTAACAGCCGACAAGTATGGGCAACTTGCAACAATCTTTTCCGGCCAATTGCCAAGAATTTTCGGAATTGAACCATACACAAGCGAATGGGTAAGGGAAGACGTAAACGACTTGGGCGTTTATGCGGCGGCTTCTTCACAGACAACAATTCTTTGTGTCAAGAAATCCCGTTTCGTAATTGGGCAACGCGCACCAATTAAGATTTGGGCAACCCCTTCACTTGCAAACCAAGACAAAATGTTGTTAACAGCGAAAGAACGTTTCACGTTCGGCGCGGTAAATACCGCAATCGCAGATGACAAGTCTTGTGCAATTGCTCTCGACGTTCCTACTAGCTAATTAAGCAACTAACCACGGGGGGCGAAAGCCCCCCAACACCTAACAAAAATGTTTAGGAGATCGCACCTTGAATTACAAAGTTAAAACACCAAATGGAAAAATGATTGTTACAGAAATTAGAAGAGACAACCGACCGTTGATTGTAAAAAATGGCGACGTTGTGGAATTGACGAAAGATGAATTTGATTGCTACCAAAGAGCAAATTACAGAATGAATTTAATTTTCGAACCCGTTGCGGACGTTAAACCGGAAATTAAAAAAGAGACTATAACGGCGACAGCCGACGAAATAACCGAAGATTTGGAAACGGTTTACGAAGACGGCAAATTAAAACCCGCGAAGTCAAAGCGAGGGCGTAAATAATGGCATTGCTATTGAATGACGAAAGCCTTGTCGAAAGTCGTACAGTTTGCCGATTTGTTTTTGGCGAAGACGACATAACATCGAACACAAAATATTCGACGCAAGATATTGCGGCGATTATCTTAGCAATTGACGCAGCAAGCGCACAAATAAAACGGTATTGCGATTTTAATTTTTTCCAAGCGCAATATTCAGAAGTTTGGGATTCGCAAGCGAGCGACGAAATTATCCCGCGAGAAATTCCAATCGTTTCGATTTCTTCTTTGAAGATTTCAGCAAACGGCGACTTTTCCGACGCGCAAGAAGTATCAACCGAATTGTATGGCCACAACGGAAAGGTAATTAATTTTCGCAATGGATACCGACCCCCGCGAGGGCGCGGAGCAATCCAAGTTATTTATCGGGCGGGATTCGACCCAATACCCGCAGATATTCAAATGGCAACGCTTTTGCAATTTCAATACCTGTATAAAAAACTTGGTACAGGCGACGAAATGGTAGGTTTGAAATCGGCGGCGAAAATGGGCGAGAATCAAAGCGTTGACGATAACGTAAAAGAAAGCGGTTTACTTTCCAACGTTGAAGGAATGTTAAAACCATACGTTCGATTTGAAGCCCCGCAATCAATCATGTTTAACAGAGTAAGTTAATGGCCGACAAAGAATTAACAATCAACCAATTCATTAAGGCAATTGCCGACGAAAAAGATTTGTTCGAAAAACGAATGAAGCAATTACAATTTGAATTGGGAACCGAAGTTTTAAAAGAAGCGAAGAAAAACGCAAACGAAAACTTTGGGCGTGGTACAGGCGATAGCGCACGAACGAAGGGAAGAAGCGGCGCGTTAAGACGTTCGGGAACGCTTGCATACGACGGCGAAGACTTATTGATTACATTCGGCGGCGGGGGCGTTCCATACGCGCAAATTCATGAACACGGAACGCGTGGCAAGGGCGGAACCATGCCCCCAATCGTTCCAAAAAAAGCGCAATGGTTGACCATACCGCAAAAAGAGCCATATTTCGGAAGGCGCGGGCGCGAGTTTGATTTGTTTTTTCGTTTAATAAGCGACACGAAAGCGGCGTTATTCGAAAAATTTGGCGGGCGTGATATGGCTTATTACCTTGTAAAAAAAGTTGACATTGAAGCAAGGCCATATTTAAGCCCCGCAATGGAAGACATTTTAACGCAAGCGCGTATGAAAAAGAAAATTCAAGACGCGTTCGGCGGTTCACAAATTGATTGGGAAGTAAGATAATGAGCGGACGCAGTTTATTAGAAGCATTAAAGGCAAGGCTTGAAACGATTTCGGTTGCGAACGGATACAATACCAATTTTAAATCGGTTGAATTGTCCGACCCGAAACCAGTTTTAAGTCGCGGGCGCGTTAGCTTGCCATTACTCCAAATCATTCAAACAAAAATCAGAAACGAACACGGTTCAAGCGCACACGTTAAAATTACAACGCGGTTTGCAATCGTTTTAGTACACGACAAGACACAAGACGACTTGACAATGGAAGACATGCAACAAGATGTTTTACGTTGCCTATATGGCAATTCTGCGAACCCTACAGGAAACACCGGAATAAACTTAGGGGGCGAATGTCAAAACATTCTTTACATCGAAACGGATACCGACGTAAACGCGTTTGAAATGAACCGAGTTTATACAATGTGGTTCGACATTGTTCGCCACGGTAAAACTTACGAAGGATAACCAAAGGGCGGCGAAAGCCTTGCGGTATTTTTGCAACAACATTTTTTTAGGAGTTTGAAAAATGAAACTTAGAAGTAGTCAAGATTTTGCCGCTACCTACAACGGAAACAAAAAAGGTATTGGTATCGGAATTGAAAACTATGTTCACGTTCGCGAAGAAGCCACGGCGGGAACGTTTCTACCCCCGCGAGTAGGAACGGCGGGTTATTCCGAATCAGACGACACGCCAAGCGAAGACATTAGCGCAGGGCCAGCCGATACGCTAGGAATCACAGTTGACGGCGGTTCGTTGCTTGACGTTACATTGTCATTAGTCGGAACGAACACGGGCGATTTAATCGCGGCGGAAATTGTGGACAAAGTAAACGCGGCGTTGGCATTGGCAGGAAGTGATTCGAGAATTGACGCCGATTGGGATACAACAGTTGCGGGCCATTACTATATCGCAAGCCAAAAGACAGGGCCAAATTCAAGCGTTGTTATCACGGCGGGCGTTGGCGGCGGCGGCGACGTTACCCCCGCGTTGAAAATTGGCGTTGCAAATACAGGAACCGAAGACGTTGGAACCAAGGGCGGCGATTTTCTTTATATGACAAAAGCAAGTCTAAAAGTCGATCAGCCTTTTGAACCAAGCGAACACAGAACGGGCCGACAGGCGTCAAGTATTATCAAGAAAAAAATCATGTCTGAAGGCGATTTGGAAATGTATTTTAACTTGAACACTGACACGGGCGACGCAATCGACCCCGCAGTTGATTTGCTTTTACAATCTGTTTTCGGCAACAAAGAAGAAACCGCAAGCTATATCCGTTACAATTCGAAGCAAGCCCAAAACAAATTTATGTCATTTACCCAAGCGAACAACGCTTTCGTTCGCGCAATGAATGGCGTTTACACCAAATCACTTTCAATAAGTCTTGTCGGCGACGGCGAAGCTAAGTTGACAATGCCATTAAAAGCGCGTGACGGGCTTTACGCTTCGATTGCAAAACTATCGGCGGGCGCAACGGCGGAAGCGGAATTAAGCCTTGAAGCGGGCGAAGAATGGAATTTCGACATTGGCGCGTATGTAATGGTAGTTGATACCGACGGACGAACGGTTTTGGCGGGGGCCGATGGAACGCTTCGCGTATTGTCTCGAAACACAACAACCAACACCGCAACGCTTTCAAGCCCCGTAACGGCTTCGCTTGGCGCGTTTATCGTTCCCTATGCCCCGCATGTATTCGACCAAGCTGGAATCGACAACCCAATTACGGGCTTGCAAGGTTACGTTTCGTTTGACAATGGAGCGACACAAGTCGAAGAAATTCGAAGTTGCGAAATTACATTCGACCCCGTTCTTGAAGACCAAGACAACTATTACGGGGCCGATGGAAACCGTGGCTTTGTTGTCGGCGGACGAAGCGACATTAAAATTTCTCTTGACGTTATGCTTTCCGTTTCTCAACTTTCAACGGTAATGAAGACACGCGGCGACGCGACTTTTGCAATGAAAATTGTACTAGGCGACGACACGGGCCGACATTTCATTTTTAAAGCCCCCAAAGTTAAATATGCGGTTCCACCTATCGAAATGCCCGACAGTGGTTCAATCGCAATCCAACTAGAGGGAACGTGCTTACAATCCGAAACCGGAGCATTGGACGCGTTCGAAATGGAAATCGTAAAATAAAAAATAGGCAGAAATAAAATGAAACGGCTTGAAGAAATTCGGGCCGTTTTTTTTGCGCCATGTTAAAATAAAAATATCTCCGAAAACGTTTTTCGTTTTTTCCCGTTGTTGGGGCCGTTCGATCATTCGGGCGGTTCCTTTTTTTTTAACCCCGCACCCCCCCTGATTAGGGTATCATAATAATAATAAAGATGCAAGCCCCAAATGCAACGAAATCATTGGGGAATTTTTTTTATTTTTTTTCTTTTTTCCCTTGACTTCTCATAATAATAATAATAAAACAGTAACCAATGGAGGGGAACGAACCCCACGACACGAAAGGAAACAAAATGAACAACATCGAACGAAAAAAAGTTTTAGAAGTCTTCGCAAACGCCGACCTAAGATCAGCCAGAAAACACGGAAAAGTTGCAATCTGTAACACTCTCAAGGGAACGTTAGAAGTATCTTACGACTACGAAAATAAAACTTACACAATCCAAGCCTATCATTGCGGCGTTGTTCTTTCGAACGGCAAAGCAAAAGCAGCAAAAGAAATTTTGGTTTCCAATTACTCAGTAACAGAAGCGGACTAAAACACAAACGGGGGCGAAAGCCCCCACACGAAAGGGTAAAAAAATGATGATAGCAAAAGAAATCGCAAACCAAATCGGAAACAAAGCCTTGTATATGATTGGCGCAAAACAATTAGTTGCGGGCGAAAATTTCTTAATGTTCAAGATTGGCCGAAATGCCAAGGGCGTGAACAAGGTAAAAATTACGCTCAATTCAATGGACACATACGACGTTGAATTTTTGAGCGTTCGCGGCGTGAATTGCAAACTGAAAAGCGAGGAACGCGGCATTTATAACGACATGCTAAGGGGCGCAATCGAACGCAATACCGGACTATACACAAGCCTATAAACGACTAACAGGGGGGCAATTAGCCCCCTAGAAAGGAAAGACAATGAAATACAAAATAACAAAATTCAACGCAACAACAAAAACATGGGAAACAATTAGAAGCGGACTATTTAGAAAAGACGCAAGAAATGAAGTTAAGGACATTGCTAAAAGCGACCGCGAAAACAAGTACAGAATTGAAATCGAAGACTAAACCGAACACACGAAAGGAAAGACAATGAACAATTTACAGCGAGCAAACTTGAACGGAACATTCAACGCGATAAAACGCGAAAGCAATTTCGACGCGGCTTGTATTGGTTACGGTTTGATTAAAACAGCGTTTTGCAGTTTTCCCGATGGAACCCCACAAGACGAATACACCGAAAAAGTTTTGGAATGTTTCGAAGCAATCAAAGGATACAAAGAGGAATATTTCGCACACGCCAGAAAGGTATTAATGAGCGATGCAATTTTTTGGTTGCTGAAACTTCGAACCCATTATGAAGAAATCGCGATTGCTGAAAACGTAGCGCGGGCCAATGAATTGTTGGACGAACAACCAAGCGCGAACCCCGTGGCGGTTTTCGATTGGCAAGACGATAGCCGATATTACACAAGGGCGTGAAAGCCCCGATTTTGGGGAATACTACAGCATAGGCAAGGGCCGAAACGTTGAACAGGGGGCGAATTTAGCCCCCGAATTTTAGGAGATCACAGAAATGACACAATTTTACCACAAGTTTTTAGTCGTTGGGGGCTATTGTTGGGGCGCGGCCAAGACTTTAAAAGAAGCTAAGGCCAATTATCGAAATGAGGGCGGGAAAATGAAGGGCGTTCGAACGTTCATTGGCGTATCTGAAAAGCCTTTCAAAACTGGAAACGAGGAACCAAAGGAAAACGAAGCGCATTTTTACATTAACGAAATGGGCGGCGTAATGGTGAAAGATTGCGATTTGATTGAGATAAAATAAATAGCATTTTTTGCTTGACAAATTTG